AACCTCGAAAAGACCATCTTTGGCCCCATAGGTTCCAAAGTTACAAACCACACTAGCCCCGTAACCATTATCAAACTTATAGGTTTTCTGGTAATCCATTTTTCTACTCCAGTGAAAGCAACCAAATCATACTAAGAATCATACTACCAGCAATCCATCCTGTCAATACCAAACTAATAAGGATTTCCATGTTCCCTCACTTTCGCTGACTATAGCCCACCTTGCCAATCCGATAGGATCGGATAAGACAAATCAACCCCCACAACAGGGGGACTACGAAATCCCCATCCAAGCGGCCTTTTCCACGCAGTAATCGTAGAACATATCGTTCAGCACGTTCCGATAGTTGAGATCGGTAAGACGCTTACACTGGAGAGTTTCTGCACACTCGGCGTAAAGTTTACCATCGGCCAAACCGATAAACTGGACGTTATGGCTTTCGCTTCCCCAAATCTGAACCAACGCATCTTTGATTTTGTTGTCGATCATTTTCTTTTCCTCTCTGCTAGGTATATCGGTATTCTACCAGCCATACCTTGAATGTCAACCATAAAAATACCAAAAATAATATTTTGTTGTTTGGCACGGTATTTGCTTGTGCCTGCCATTTTGGCAGAAAGGCCGCGGTTTCTGCCATTTTGGCAGTCGAGGCTGCCAACTTGACAGATCCCCTCTTGTGGGTGGGTCACCCCTCCCAAGCGAAGGGGCTAATCTCCTCCCCCATAGTGAGGGTAGCCTCGTACTGCGACCGCAAAGCCTCCACCCTCTCCCGACTACCGGGCTTGCCAACCTTGACGATCATCGTATCCTCACCCCTACCCATGCGGGGGTCAACCTTTTCGGCCTTGACGTTGACGCTATCCCGCATAGCAGACCGATTGAACTTCAGAACCTTCTCACTGCGAATCGTTCCGCCGTCTACGGTACGCTTGTCGCAAGGGATCGCCAATCCCACGAAGCACAGGTAGGCTTGACGCTTGGCATTTTCGATGATCGGGAAACTCATGATTCTTTTCCTATGGTGAAGTGAAAAACGGAATGTACCAAACTTTTCTATGCTGCACAACCCCCTCACACGAGGGATGGCTCCTCGGTGAACCAAACCTTGCAATCTTCAAGGTAGATGCTCTTGTGGATCATCGACATCTCACCCACACTATACATACGATCATTTTCGAGACGATCAGGGTATCGAATCGTGACCAGTGTACCGCGAGCGTATGCGGCAACCTTGACGATCTCACCCGCATACGTCTTGCCGTTATTCTTCTCACACTCGAAACCGTATCCAACCTTGACGCTTCCGAACTTGGTCATCTTCTGTTCTCCTGGGTTACTTCTTATATCGACATTATACAGATCGAACTTTAGGATTCAAGTTAGGATTGTGTTAGGAAAAAGTTTTTTTGTGAGAGCAAATATCATGCCAAATATTTTTTATAGAGTTTGGCACAGGATTTGCAGTGCCTGCCATTTTGGCAGAAACCGCGGGATTTCTGCCATTTTGGCAGTCAACCCCCCTTACGGGGGAGAGTTCGTTGTTTCCCTACCATAGAGGGGGTTAGGTTCCCGGAAGGAATCCGGGCTGTCCGTTATCCTCCTCGGTTTCCACCCATATAGGCTCACAATGTTCCTTGCATCGTGAACAAATGTCCTCCAGCACCACCGGAGCGTAGCAGCAATCGCTTTCCAGAATCGTCATGCGAACTCCTCCTCACCTTGAAAATCTTCGGGGTAATAATCGTCAACGTCAATCCATTCGTCATCATCCCAACCCGTAGCATCCTCAACAATCCACTCGCGACCATCCTCGTCGATCATACTATCGGCAATGATACGCTCAAAATCGCTCATGATTTCCTTTCGGTTGGATTCAATATACCCCTATAAACGCCGGTCTACAACCCTCACAGGTTATAGTCGTGGGCGAGAACGCTATAGTCCTCATGGGTCGCCCACGAGTTGAGGCTTTCCAGATAAAAGGACTTGTAAACCGGCCCGTCTACGTCATCCGCAATCCTCACGACAACGAACGTACCCTTGGCAAGAGCCTTGACGGATTGAATATGGCCCACAAAATCGCGGCCATCCTTGCGGGTGGCGAAAATGTAGTGGCCGGTGTGAACGGGAGCGTATGCGGTTTGCATCTTATTAGCCTTTTGGGTTTGGGTTTCCATCATCATGCCCGAAGTCTACTCTCTATCTTCGGCAGTCGCAAGTTAGAATCTTGTGAGTTTTTAGATTCTTTCTTTCGACGTTCCATTTTATGCGAAACGGTCAAATCCGATTTTCAGATTTTCCCTAAACCCTTACCAGTATTGGAGTTACGCCCAATGGACACCTTGGCAAAATCGAATCTGGCCGATTCAATATCTCCCCCGTTGGTGGGGTTGGTGAAAGTTTCGTCGCTCTATCGGTTTGGCATGGGATTTGCTCGAGGTTACCCTACCGTTGGGGGGTATGTAGCCTATTCCCCAATAGGGGGGTTTTTCTGTTTTCCCTCCAATGGGGGGTTGAACCCCCAAAACCCGGCGGTGGTATAAACATAGTAAGCAACCCATATCTAATTAGCCAGTTTAATAGCCTTAATCCCCACATTAAATAAAAAAGGCGATGCTCTTAACATCGCCCGATTTATTCCTAGTTATATTTCGCAGATTCAGGTTGCGTTTTCAATCTTAGCAACAGATGGCCTACGACCCCTTGGCTTCGAGATACTCATCTTACGCCTTTGACGTCTTACCATGCCCACAGTAATAACTCTTGACCCATCAATCTTGTTCAAATAGGTAGCAATTTCTTCGTCCTTCATGTTTTTACTGTTATTGGCCACAAAATCCATCTCTTCTTTAGTCCACTTTTTGTATGTTTTTGACATTTTATTCTCCTGCTAAATTTGCCTTTTGTGTATCAAACATCTATTATACTATAAATAGAACAAAAATCTGGTCAAGGATAAATAATGAAAAATTCTAAACACATACACACAATATCATCAACTTTAAAAACTGTGGCTAGCGAAAACCTTGTTACCGAAGAAGAAATCGCTAACGCCGAAGATAAACCACTAAAGGAAATATTAAATGACAAAGAAAACCAAGAAAAGCCAGTTTCACCCAACAGTGAAAGAAGCTGAATTTGTTGCTGTTTGGGAAAAAATTAGTAAAAAACTTGGTTATAAATTTAAGTTTGGATATCACAGTCACGAAGATATGAAGCAACAAGCCGCAATATTCGCATTGGAAGGACTTAAAAATTACGATAAAAGTCGCCCCCTAGAAAATTTCCTTTGGACCCACGTTCGTAATAGACTTTTTAATTATAAAAGAGATAACTATCAAAGGCCCGATAAACCTTGCTTAACTTGCCCCTTTTTTAAGGGAAAGGACTCGTCTTGCTCTAGCCAATGTTCCGAATTCACAGACAAAGCTGAATGTTCTTTATATTCTTCTTGGACCAAAAGAAACGAAAGCAAAAAGAATATTATGAAGCCCGTGACCATAGATAACATAAGTGAAAATAGCAAAGAGATAACGAATGACAATCTGCTCAAAAATATTAGCAATAAGGAAATCATCAAAATAATAGATGAAAATATTAGTGTTAAAAATCGCCCCATATTTCTCAAACTATTAGGAAACAGCAAAGTCCCCAAAACCGAAATAAATAAACTTATTAAAGAGATTAAACAAATATTAAAAGATCATGACATCGATTCCTAAAAAACGTGGCCAACTTAGTCTCGAAGAAGAAAAATTCATACGAGATAATCTACAAACTTTAACAGTAGAAACTATTGCCGAACAATTAAATCGCAATGTTGCCCCCATTAAAAGATATATTAGCGAAACTAAGAATCTCTTATCAGGAGACCAAGCAGCAGAAGATGATCTGCTCAAACAAAAACTATACGGAAAAACATTCTGGCACGAAATTAAAAAGCAATTTGACGAAGAGAGTGGTGAACTAGAATACTTTGAGAATGTTTGGATTAATTTATTGAAGCAGTTCAGAGAGGACGTTCTTCCTGCTGAAGAATTACAGATCAAACAATTTATCACTATAGATATTCTTATCAATAGAAGTATGAAAGAGCGTAAGCGTCATATTAGCGAAACCGAAAAATTACAACGTCTGGTAGATGCAGAATACGACAAGCCCGATGATCAAAGAGATGTTCCACGATTAGCAAATTTAGAAACCCAATTAAGTTTCGCACGAAATAGTATAGCAAATTATACAAATGAATATACTAAATTACTTGGCGAACAACAAAAAATTAGTAAAGATTTAAAAGCCACACGAGAACAACGTATCAAAAGAATCGAAGATGGTAAAAGTAGTTGGGTTGGTTTAATAAGAATGCTAGAAGACGAAGATGTTAGAGAAAAAGAGGGACGCGAAATGGAAATTATTCGCTTGGCGACAAACAAAGCCAAAGACAACCTTATGAGTTATCACCAATATCAAGACGGCAAATTAGATACCCCATTTTTAACTCCAGAATCAGTAATGAAACATGAACAATAGAAACTACAACGATCCTGTTTATAAACAGTGGCGAAAAAATGTTTACAAAAGAGATCACTATCAATGCCAATGGCCAAATTGCACCTTCAAGAAAAAATTACACGCCCACCATATTTACAAATGGGCCGATTTCCCCGCTCTAAGATTCGTAATAGATAATGGAATTTCTCTCTGCAAAATTCATCATGATATGATTAAAAACCAGGAAGAAATATATGCTCCAGTATTTAGTAAAATTTTAGCGAGTAAAAAATGATAGATAATGAATTTACTATTATAATAGATACGCGCGAACAAAAACCCTGGGAGTTTTCTAATCACGCTACTGCTAACCATAAGTTAGATACTGGAGACTATAGTATACAAGGACTAGAAAGCATTCTCGCTATAGAACGCAAAAGGAACATATCAGAATTCGCCAATAATATAACAGAAAGTCGTTTTACTGATGTTGTTGATAGATTAAGCAAAACTAAATACTCATTTATTCTTTTCGAGTTCGACATGAAAGATGTAATGAATTATCCCATTGGAAGCAATATACCAAAACGACTATGGAACAAAATTAGAATTAGTCCGGCCTTTATTATTAAACATATTGTGGATCTGCAAGTTGAACACAATATTAAAATTATTTTCTGTGGCGACAGCTCAAATGCTGAAAAAATAGCTTTGTCTTTAATGAGAAAAATATACAAGAAAGAAAATATCAAAGATGTATGATGATGCTTGGTTGGGATTAGGCGAACTAGATAAAATCGTTATACCAACGAACCCTATGATTCGTCGGAATAAAAAAGATATAGAAAACCCTGATCGACATTTAATCAAGCTACTTAAAGATCCTGAATACTTTGGAGCAACCTGTAAACTCCTGTTTGATATAGAGCTTCATCCTATACAGGTGGCAATATTACAAGAGTTTTGGACAAGACCATTTCCCATGTTCGTTGCTAGTCGTGGTTTCGGCAAGTCTTTTATTTTAGCATTATATGCTTTTTTGAAATGCATATTTGTTCCGGGCACTAAAATTGTTATTGTGGGCGCCGCTTTCCGACAGAGTAAAGTTATATTTGAAT